ATGAAACTATCTCGTAGCCCACTTGAGCCTCCTCTAAGTATATACCAAATTTCGTTGTTTCCACATTATATGAATCTCGCTCATATACTATAAAAGGGTCAACCGTTTCTTTCGGAGCCACACTCGGATAAATCTTATCTCCTACCAGAGATGCAATCTCAGAATCAGCTAAAAGCCTTTGCCTCGCATATATACCTATTGTAAATTTTTCTGCACTTATCATTGATAGTATTTTCTTTTAATTCTCTCTGCCATTGTTATCACACCATCCCAAATAGCTGCAGCAGCTTCTGCCTCTCCGTCCCTTCTTGCATCAGTATGAAAATAACTCGCTGGCATAATACCTCTGTAATAACCTTTCTTTGTATATCTTGGCTTAGTTCCTCTATCTACTAAGTGTGCATGGTTTCCTTGTGAAATGCCAGTCATTTCAGCAACTTTACCACTGCGATTAAATCCAGAATATCCAGTTAATCCTTTCCTGCTTACTTTCGCTATAAATGAACCCATCAAGTTTCCTGTGTGCTCATTATTTCGCTTTGCAAGGTTGCTTCTGCCAATTCTCTTAAATACATTCGCACCTCTACGAAGCCCAGCTTTAATTGCTTTATCTTGGTCTATTTTTCTTAGGTCATCGACAAACCCATATATCTTGTCAATGCCCTTGATTTCCATGCTCAAACTACTCATTCAGCTTCCTCATTTGTATCTCATAGGTTCTATCATTATAATTTGGCTTTATAAGGATAATTTCATACATATCGCCTTTATATTTTATTCTGTGAGTATCCTTAATATCACAATCCATCCTTATCACCATATAGATGGTCTGCCCCCTATACAGCTCTCGTGCCTCAACACCATCCTTATCATATACTGGCTTAGAACTTTTAAATGCAGCCCTGCGACTGAATGTATTAACCCATTCATGCTTAACTGCTCCAGATTCAGAAGTAGAACTCTGCCTCTCATAAAAATCTAAAAATTCTCTCATTGCTCCAGCTCTCATTACTAAGTCAGTTTTTTATATGGCATTATTAAATGAGACAGAGTAAAAGGTACCTGCTGTATTCGTCCATATGTAAATCCCTCCCGATGCTCATACAGGCTGGCTGTCATTATCCGTATTGCATGTATCAAATCTGCTGGTAGATTTCCATCTTCATCTGCGATGTCTGCAAGCGGAGTGCCTATATTTTTCTCTATAGACAACTCTGCTGCATCTATCATTGACTGAATAAGGGCATCGTCATCGTCCCACTGAACGTTGACGTGCCTCTTAATATCATCTACCTTTACATACATAGATTAAATAGGTTAGTCTTCTTATTCGTAAATCTCCGCTTTAGCTGCAGCAGTAACACCAACCGCAAAGGCTTCTTCTCTAAGAGTCAAAATATCAAAGTCACCGTTGATTACAAAATCAACCATATTCTTCTTTGCAGAAGTATAGGGGTCTATAATCACTTGAGAGCGACCAAATTCACTCAATACAGCATAAGAGAAGAATCCAAATCCAACAAAGCCTCTCGGAACTAAATTAGTCTTGATTACAGAATAGCCATTCATCTCGTTCCCTTCCATAATCATTTTTGGATTTCCGCTTTCAATCGGAGTTGATTTAAGCAAACCAGCCATAGAGGGAGAGCAGATGTAAAGACCAAAGCCTTCGCCGTCCACGTCTTTGTCCAGAACTGTAGTTTCCAATTCAACAATTTCTTGAAACGTAGGAGCAGTACCCACAAACACTACATCGGGAGCTGCTTTCAAGAATACACCTTTCACACCTTCCACACCGTTAGTTGTTATTTGTGTAGGAGAAACCAGCCATTTGTTGAGGGTTCTTGCAACTCCTAATCCTAATTGGCGAGTTACAATTCCATATAAGTCTAAATTGGATTGGTTGAAAGCCCGTCTGGAAACAGGAATTGAAAGAGCCAAACGCTTAGGCGTGGATTTCAATTTCCCAAAATCAATCTTACTATCAGCCACTTCTACGTTCTCACCTTCAATGGTGGCTTCAACACCCGCTACAGTGGGATACATAGGTTCGCCATGTACATTAGTTTGCATTTTTATACCAACTTTGGTCAAAATCAATGCAGGTTCTAAGGCTTCCAAAATATCCTTGTAGATAATTGGAATAGTGTCAGCCACATCTGTACTATCAATTGGAGTCGTTGTTCTAATATCCAACTGCATTTTATTACCCGATAAAACAGCTTTGGTTGCATTTTCAGCAAAGGCTTTACGGATGTCGAACGCAGGCTTAGCAGGTTCTGGAGTTACACTGTACGCTTCTAAGTAACGCACATGCATTTCCTTTTCGGCATTAAGTTTGTCAAATGAGGCTTTCTCATCTTCAGTAAGAGTGCGTTTCTCTTTTTCTGCGGTATCAAGAATTGTTCTCAACTCTTCTTTAAGTTCCGCAATTTTTTCTAATCTTTCTCTTTCGTTCATAGTTAAATCAGTTTTCTTAATTTTAGTATTTGAAATTTATAAATGTTATTTTCTTTGGAATTTAATTTGTTTTCTCTTTCCTCTAAGCTGCGTACGCTTACCTCTGTCTGCTGATATGCAGGGTCAGTGGTTATGGTTACATCATACAACCCAGAGAAACCATTTATCGTACGCACCCATATATCACCCTCTTTCTCCCATGAATCGTTCTCAACTCGAAAAGCAAAAGAACTTCCAGAGATGTCTCCTCTTTTTACCATCTCAACAGCGTAGTTTCCATCGGCGGTGTTAGGTGCCTCAAAACGGTAAAACAGCCCATGCTCATCAACATCCAGCTCCAGAGTGCCCGTACCGTATCTGCTACGTGCCAAAAGACGTTCTCTGTTATGCTCCACCAAAGCCCTTATATCATATTTTTTAAGGTCTTCCGCCTTAAGAGCATCGGGACTAATTATTTCCACAAACTTTCTCCATCCTATATTGGAATCCCAGTCCAACATAACTTCTGAACGCTTATTGAAGACTATTGCATAGCCCTCTATCGTTCGCTCATTTATCGTCGGAGCAGCTTCTCCGCCGAAACTTCTTATTTCATATCCTTTTTTATCCATAAGCCCTTTCTTAATAGGATAGACTATTCCTTTTGAGTACTATTAGTATTATTATCGTCTTCATTGTTAGACGAATAAGGCTTTCTGCCCCATATTTTATCAGATGTAATTGGAGCTACATTTGCAGATACAAAAGCCACGTCACCACCCTCAATAGGTGGCTTATTTTCTCTTATTCGTATCTCATTTGTCGTATATGCTCCTACATCGAACATATCCTTATAATACTTAGCTGCACCCTCTGGGTCTAATTGATAATGTGCAATTCTGTCAAATTCTATTTTTAGCCTCTTACCCACTAACTTACGTGGCATCAACTTAATAGTAAACTCTTTTTCTATTTGGGCTAACAAAGGTTGTAGTGTGTCAGTCATGAACGAGGTCTGGCTGTTCTCACTCGCCTTATAATTACTGGTTTGCTCAACAAACACCTTGTCTGGATGCACACCGAAGAACCGACATATCTCGAACACACCAAACTCACGGTTGTCCAAAATCTGTGCATCAGCTGGTGAAATAGAATAAGGCTGCCATTGCAACTCTCCAGGAAGTCTAAGAACAGATTTTCCACTATTCAACTGCTCCTCTAAACGCTCAGCAACCACATCGACCTGTTCATCCTGAACCACGCCCATACCTTTCATTAAAGAACCCCCTGTCAAGAAGCCCTTCTGCTTGTTGCCATTACGCATATCTACCAGCGTCTGCTCATCAGCATTTGCCGATATATTGAGAATACGTGCAGCATACTGTATAGTGGATACCCCATTTTTATTTTTAAGGTGAACTATCCTCCACGAATCATAGGTACCTTCCACACCATTTATCTTATCAAATATGGTGTACTTGTCTGTAAACTCATCATATATCACCGTACCACGTCCTAATAGCTTCAACTCGACAATCTCTCCATTCCTGTATTCAGGGAACAAATAGGCATTGCCATAGAGCAATATCTCAACTATGGCTCTTTCCATAGTTTCATAAGCACTCATCCTACTGGATGCCCTCCATCGGAGAATATTGTAAAGAGGATTGTCATAATCAATCTCGAAATGACCTTCCCCTACTTTTCTTCTCGGATACAAAGGCAAAGATGCTATTGTACCTGACAGAATAGATACACATCTATATACGGCAGATACCTTCATTGCCGACTCTCCAGAGCCAACATTTACATAATGATGTGGGTCTGTGCCAATCAAACCCAAATATTCTGGTAAAAATGGGTCATCAGAAGTAATACTCCTCTTTTCATTAATTAATCCTCTTTTCATTCTTCTATCTCTATTATTGATTTAACATTTCTGATTATAGCTACTTTATCTCCCCACGCTTCGTAGATGGTGAGTAACCCATCCTTATTCATATTAAAGTATCTCCCTGATATAATTCTGGTATATCCATCCGTTTCTACTTTATAGGCTCTTCTTTTTCCAAAAAATAAATCATTTATCATTTTACTGTTTTTATATTGTTCATCATCCAGAAACCCATTACATTAGTAATAGCTCCATCTATCTTGTCATTCGGATTTTCCTTAATAGGCTTACGGTTTTCCAGCCTGTCCTCATCAATCACAGCATTCTCGAAGCAGTAAGCCGTTATGGGGTTCGGGTCGAATGTAATCTGGTCATTGTACACAGCCAGCTCCATAGCTTCCACATAACTTGTGAACTCGCCGTAAGTTTGCTTGATAGGATATAAATAGTCCTCTAAACCACTGGCTATGAAGTTTTTCAAAAATTCTTTTGATTTAT